TGGAGGAATGGGCTGAAACGCTGGACGTGACTTCGGGCGTTGCCGAATAATCGAATAGCTACACCACGGCGATACTGCCCACAGTCCTTTTGTGGGTGTCGCCGTGGCCAATAAGAAATACGCCGATCTGATCAGTGATGTGCTGCCATTTCTGGCGGCCGATCCGTCTGATCCTGTCACCGAAAAAGCGATCAAGCGGACGGTGATCGAGTTTTGTGCCGGGTCTTGGATCTGGCAGGTCTTTATGGATCCGGTCTCGGTGCGGGCAGCGGTCAATGAGTATGATTTAGAACCGGAAACCGGCGCTGATGTTAGCGCTGTGGTGTCGGCTGAACTGGATGGCACGCCTTTAAGCGCTAAAGCACCGACCTGGCTGCACCGAGAAATTCCACGCTGGCGCACGGTAACGGGCACCCCCAAATACTTTACGCAACTCAACACGGAGACGGTTTTGCTTGCACCGCTGCCGCAAGAGTCATCTAACCGCGGTTTGACGCTCACGATTGCTCAGCAGCCTAGCCAGAATGCCGATAGCTTCCCGGCGTGGATCTACAACCAGTTTGCCGATGCGCTGATTAACGGGGCTGTTTCCCGATTGATGCTGATGACCGGTCGCCCGTGGGCGGACGCCGGTAATGGCATGGCCCGTAAATCAGATTTTGAAGCAGACGTGGCGAATGCCCGTAATACCGCTGTTTCTGCACTGGGTATTGCGCCTGTGCGCTCCAAGTCGCAACACTAAGGAACCGATATGGGAACCATTACCGCCAAGGCTGTTATCGAAAAGGCCCAGATTATTCTGCAAGACGCCACCGGTATCCGTTGGCCAGACTCAACGGAGTTGCTGGGGTGGCTAAATGATGGTCAGCGCGAGGTGCTGATTCTCAAACCGAATGCTTACGTGAAAAACGAAGCAATGTCGCTGGCGGCGGGCACCAAACAATCGATCCCTACCAACGGTATTCAGCTGATCGACTTGACACGCAACCTTGGTACAGATGGCAACACCCCGGGTCGCGCCATTCGCATTGTGATGCGGGAAATTCTGGATGCGCAGAATCCTGATTGGCACACCGATACACCCAGCCAAGTCACAAAACACTACACGTTTACACCATTGGACCCCAAGCATTTCTATGTCTGGCCACCGGCTACCGGTTCCACCAAAGCGGAAGTGGTCTATGCGGCTGTACCAGAAAGCGTCGCCAGCCTCAACGCCACAATCACGCTAGATGACATCTACACCAATGTGCTGGTCGATTACATCCTGTATCGCGCCTATAGCAAGGATACGGATTACGCCGCTGATCCGGCGCGTGCCGGAGCGCACCAGTCGGCCTATACCGGCGCGCTGACCGGCAAGACGCAGGCTGAAGTGATTGTGAACCCCAATACGGCCGCCCCAGCCAACCCGAATGTCTAATTTAAGGAGAAGCAACCATGAGTAAGTCCAACACCTTTGAAAACGATCTGCTCAAGCTGATCTTTAATGGCTCAGCCATCGCCAATTTGGCCGATAACGCAGCCAGCGCCCCGCTGACAAACCTGTATGTCTCATTGCATACATCGGATCCAGGCGAGGCGGGCGATCAAACAAGTGGGGAAATTGCTTACACAGGCTACGCCCGTGTTGCGGTTGCGCGGGCTGCAGGCGGTTGGACTATTACAGCTAACTCGGTCAGCCCAACAGCCCCCATTGAGTTTGGTGAAATGACTGGCGGGGCAGGTGGCACGGCTACGTATGCGGCAATTGGTACAGCAGCGACCGGCACCGGCAAGATTCTTTACTCCGGTTCGTTGTCGCCGACAATTGCTGTTGCCCTGGGCGTGATTCCACGCATCAAGACCACCAGCACGATCACTGAAGATTAACTTGTGGTCTTGGAACAGGAAATCGCGTCGTTTGAACTGGCCAGCCTAGAGCTGGCTGGTGGGCTTTATGCCAATGACTGCGATTTGTCGGTTTCCTGTGTTGGCACGATGTCACAAAATGCTTCAGGTATTGCGGGTTGCGTGGCCACAGTGAATTGCGGCGCTACATTGAACGGGTTGACTCAAGCAGTTGGCACATCGGTAACTTCCTGTAGCGGACAAGTCATCACCAGCCTGTCGTTACAGGCTTACGGTGCAACCGTTGCTACCAGTATGGGTATCTCAGGTGTTGCTTATCTGCCTGGTTCATACGCAACCACGCAGCAGCAGGCATCGGGCAGTAGCGCAGCACTCTCTATCGGGCAGGGCGTCAATCAAGCAACCGCATCAGCGATTGCTTCAAGCAATGTATCTACCTATGGACAGTCGGTAAATGGCGCTAAGGTTTCTGTGGTCAGTACCAGCAGCATTGGTTTGTTGGCGCAGGCATATGGCGAACAGCGTTTATCAGCAAGCGGTGCCGTATCTGGCTCATTAACAACGGCGAGGGTGCGTGAAGGCACTCAGACGGCCTATGGCTCAAGTAATACCGACCTCCGTGTCGGGGGTTATGCCTCAACAGCGCTTATAGATCCCGAAGGTGTGTTTGAACTAGCCGATTTTGAGCTGGGCATGAGTGAGCTCGGTGGCGAGTTGATGCGCTACGGGGCTGCTCATGCCGACATGCTGTACGTCGGGCAGACACTCGCTAAATCTGACATGTCAATTGAGGCGAAAGCAGATTTTAATTTGCTGGGTACGCAGGTACTTCAATCAGGATTGGCTTCATACGCTCAAGCCAATATTGAGTGGCGGCTGTCTGCTTACGCAAATGTTGCCGTTTCAATCAATGGCACGGCTATAGCTCAATTGATGCCTACGGACGCTCGGTTGTTCAACGTTTTGAAGAAATCACACGACCAAAGCGAACGCGGTGTTGAGTTGCGTTCTAGCGCCCGACCTTTTGAAATCCGTGGTGTTAAGCGACCTTACGAGCCCCGCGATACCGGTGTTTTATTGCAGTCGCGCAGCACTACGTGGAGCTAACTATGATTCTTGAAACCTATACCAAGCAACCCGCCGAATTCAAAGACTATGACGTGAATTACAGTGAATGGCTAGCTAACCCAGTCGATACCCTGTTTGACGTGACGGCCGCCGTCGAATGCGTATCAACCCCAGGTAATACCGAGTTGCTTGTTGACCGCATTGATATGACCACAACGACCTGCAAGCTGTGGATCGGCGGCGGCACGGCCAACGAAAAATACAAGATCACATTGAACGCCACCACGGTCGGCGGCCGCATTGACCAATCTGAACTCGTCTTCAAGATCAAGGATTTCTGATATGAGCCAACTATTCTCTAATGCGGCGCGGGGCTATCTGTCAGCAGGCATTGGCGCGTCAGACACCACGATTACGCTCAGCGGTCTTGGCAGCCTATTCCCGATCGCGTCTGGAAACGACTGGTTCAAGGCGGTGCTACAAGACGCCAACGGCATCGAGATTGTGTACTGCACAGCGCACAGCAGCGGCAGCAACACCTTTACCGTGACCCGAGGTCAAGAGGGTACTACGGCACGTTCATTCGCCGCCAATGCCGCATTTGGCCAGCGCGTTACGGCCAACGATATGAACAGCCTGATGATGCTAGGCGGCAACGTTATCACCAGCAAGAAAATCACCCAGAGTTTCCAAATCCCGGACGGCTACAACGCCGTCATAGTCGGGCCAGTCGAGATTGACCCGAACGTCACCATTACCGGTCTCGGTAATTCCACCTTGCGAGGACTGTAACCATGAGCACTGCTGAATTTGACAACTTCCAGGCACCGGGCAATCGCCCAGCATATTTCCCGTATGGGTTCCGTGTTGCCGCTGGCTATAGTAACGGCATTAACGACATCGGCGTTGCTGGGCAACGTGGTTTCGGCGTTGGCATTTGCCCTGGTCCGCTACCTTCAGGCATGGGCGCCATGGCAGGCTACAACGACCCAGCATCGGATAACTACGGCAACTATCAGTACAGCGATGGTTCGGTCATGGTCTGGGTGCCAGCCTTCTATTACAAATACGGCACAGGCGCTAACGGCCTGACGCTTAATACAGTAAACATCAAACCGTTTTCTGAATATACAGACGTGGCAGCCGCTAATGCCGCTGGCTACGCATTGCACCGTGCTTTCTATGATGGCGGCGCGGTTAAAGACGGCTTTTTCTTCGATAAGTACATCACCAGCAACAACGGCGGTATTGCTTCCAGTCTGAAGAACGGCGTTGTTTTGACGTCTGGCCAGCGTGGCTCTTTATCCTCTGCCGTGTATTCGGCGCTGACCGGCGCACCAGCCAACAACCTGGGTGGGTCGTTTGCTGCGGCTAAAACACGTGGCGCAAACTTCTTTGCGGCCAGCCAATTCCAGCGCGGTGCTTTGGCTATTTTGTCGCTGGCTCATGCTCAGGCTTCAACCAGCACTACGTACTGTGCCTGGTATCACGCGACCAACAACTTCCCTAAGGGCAATAACAATAATGCCCTGGGTGACGCACAAGACCCGGCAATTCTGTATGTCGCTGATGGCAACGGCACTTACCCCGGTTGCGGCAAGACAGGCTCGGCCAATCTGTTTGCGCGTACCACGCACAATGGCCAGAACAGCGGCATCGCTGATCTAAATGGCATCGTCTGGGAGTTCTCACCAGGCCTTACCAGTGATGGAACGAATCTGTACCTGCTCAATACCAGCGTGGCCATGAAGTCACTGACCGGGGGTAGCGGTGCTGCATCCGATGCGTTTGGCGCGGCAGGCATTGCAGCCAACTATACCAGCATCGGCGCTACCTACCAATCACTGACTAAAGCTGGCGGCTGGGTTACTACAGGCAATGTGACCAATCAGGTTTTAAGTGCCTCAACCAGTGGCGCTGATTGGGCAATGGCATCGATGGGTATTCCGCTTACGGGCGGTATGGGCGGTTCCAATGCCTTTGGTAACGATGGTATTTATCAGCCAGCTGCATGGCCGAATGAAATGGCTCCGCACTCGGGCGGCACCTGGGACGTCGCTTCCTTCGACGGTCTCTGGGCGTTGTATCTCCTCCTTGTCCGGGCGTCCTCGAGCGACAGCCGTGGGTTCCGCTCCGCCTTGTATTTGTAAGGATGTTGGGGCTGGCGAGAGCCATGCCCCATTAACCCATGGGACAACACTCCGAAGCCGAACTAAACCAGAAATTCATTGAGACAGCCAAGCTAATGAACATCTACCTCAACCACTTCCCGAAGTTCGAGAAGTACGCGCTCGCCCAGCAGATTCGGGTGTGCATGTATGAGGTGTATGGGCTGATCGTGGAAGGCCAGAAGCGTTATCACAAAAAGACAACGCTCACAAATCTGGACATTCGCCATGAACAGTGGCGCATGTTTGTGAATCTGGCCAACTCTTTGGGGTATTTCGAATTCAAAGACGGTAAAGAGGCCGATAAGTCGCCAGCCAAAATGGCGGCGCATCGCTTTCTGGCAATTAGCCGCTTGATTGATGAATTAGGCCGCATGATTGGCGGCTGGATCGTCTTCGAACGGCAGCAAGAGCAGTTACGGGAGGCGTCTTAATATGGCTCCGAACTCGAGCGGCAACTGGAACAACGCTTCCATCGACGGTCTCTGGGCGTTGAATCTCAACAATGTCCGGGCGAACTCGAACAACAACATTGGGTTCCGCTCCGACTCTGTTTCCCCTCGCAACCGGCAACGGTATGGTGGAACAAAGGGAGACGTTTTCCGGCACCTTGGTGCGAAATCGGCGTTTCGTCGCGTTTCTGGTAGATCGGCCATAAGCCGATTCGAACGTCAGGCGGTGGTTTTATGAAGCGCTACGGTTATTTGTTTGAGCAGGCTTTCACCCCAGAAAACCTGTACGCCGCCTATCTTGATGCCAGCCAGTGCAAGCACAAGAAACGCGCCTGTTTTAACTTTGAGCGCCGTTTGGCGCATAACCTGGACCGCTTGCATCAGGCGCTACATGACGGCAGCTATAAGCCGCAGGCTTACTACACATTCACCGTGTACGAGCCAAAGGCACGCCAGATCTACGCGCCTGCATTTAGCGATCTGGTGGTACAGCATGCGATCTATCGGGTCATCTACGGCATTTTCAATGCCGGATTCATCGACCAGTCGTTTGCCTGCCGCAAGGGCAAAGGCACGCATAAGGCGGCATACTATGCACAGCAAGCGCTGCGTGAGTCTCCGGCTGGCAGCCACACCATCAAGCTGGATATTCGGAAGTTCTTTTACCGGATCAATCGGTCCATTCTACGCAAACAGATCGAGCGCAAGATCAAAGACAAGCGCTTTGTCGATGTGATGATGCTGTTTGCCGAGTATGGCGAGCCGGTCGGTATCCCCATTGGCAACCTGCTGAGCCAGACCTACGCCTTGATCTACCTCAACCCGCTGGATCATTTTGCCAAGCGGGTACTCAAGGCTGTGCGCTATTGCCGCTACGTGGATGACTTCATTATCTTCGGCGTCAGCCGGGCGGCTTGTCTAGCAGCCCTGGAGCGCATCAAGGCATTTATTACCGGCCTGGGCTTGGAACTATCGAAATACACGATTGCACCAGTTCGCCGCGGCATCAATTTTGTGGGCTATCGCACCTGGGCATCCAGGCGCTTTATCCGCAAGCACAGCCTGTTCAAGTTTCGCCGCGCCGCCAGGGCCGGAAAACTTGCCAGCCTGATCTCTATCCTTGGCCATGCTCGCCGGACGCATAGCCTGCGGTCTTTAATCCGGTTCCTTGTGGAGAAATATCATGACCTCTATTGTCAGCTACCAAAAGTTTATCAACTCAGAGCGTACGGTTGAGATCGTGCTGCCAGAAGACGCGGAAACGCATCAGCGACTTGGCACCGAACTGGCTACCGTTGATGGTGTGACCTATGTGTCGCTGCCAGACGGCGCTGTATTGCCTGCGCAGCCAGATGAAATCGCCGTAACACCGGTTGAACTAACACCTGAATTGAAGATTGCAATATCTGACGCCAGCCCGTTCGTGCGCATGATCCGCTCTATGGTCGCTGACAAGATCGCAGAGCGTTACAGCGTTGGCGACGAGATTAAGCTACTTCGTACCGCGCCAAGTGCCGAGTTTGAGGCATACAACGCCTATGCAGAGGATTGCCGCGCATGGGGTCGAGAGCAGAAAGCGGCGCTGGGGTTGTAATCAACACGATTCAAAGCAAACCCGCTTCGGCGGGTTTTTTATTGCCGGAATCGAATAGCTTTATCTTGATTATCGTAAGCCAATCATTTGAGGCTTACGAGGATTCTGGTGATTACACTGCGTTCATTTACTGGTGCGTACCCAGTTATTCCATCGCATCTTCTCCCAGAAGATGCTGCTCAATACGCAAAAGATGTAGACGTTCGCTATGGCGAGCTCAAAGGCATTTACGCAGCCCGAAATACAACGGAATTTTCGTTGCCGGTAGGGACGTTAGGGGCCTGGACGCCTGATGGATACAGATTCTTAACCAGTACGTCGCCGCTACGGGCAAGTTTGTCTCCGGTAATTGATGATCGTTGGGGTCGGCTTTACTTCACTGATGCCCATGGCCTACATGTGTGCAACCAGGCAGATTTAACGTCTTCTGGCAGCGCGGTAACTACCTACAAGGTTGGTACGCCAGCGCCAACCGCGGCTTTGGGTGTTAAGAAAGTACGCAAATACCGTTGGCCAAATTACCCTAATACAGCGCTCAAGCTAAAGTTTTTCTTGAGTGCCAATGGGCAGCGTTTTAGCGAAACTACGGAAATTGTGCCCGTGCTTAAGGCTGGCTCGGAACCTTTTGGCACCTACACGTTTGATTCGGGCGTGAATATTGCAACGATTTTGGCTGAGTTAAGCTACGTCAGCCCAGGTAGTAGTGTGCAGGCGTCATCTGTTTTTAATGATGGTACTGGTCAATGGCTGACCGTAAAGTCTGGCGCAGCCGTGATTATTGGCAGTGATGGTGTTACGTACACGGATTTAGCAGGGGTACAGCAAAATCTTGAGGCGGCTTTTTGTTCAAAGCTTACGTTGACAACCGGCAAGGTCGCTCAGATTGATTACGATGGGACTTTGGCTCAAGCAAGCAATGACCCAACAAAACCGCCGTCTACTGCGTCACCATCTATTGAGATTTGGCTTGAAAACCTTGATAACGCAGGCGAACGGATCTGGACGACATTTGCAGGTACAACAGCGTCAGGCTCGATAGACTCTTTCCCTGGTGGCGCATCGGTGTCGTTGACGCCAACGGCCAACACCACCTACCAAATTGATTTTAACTTTGGCATCACCGAAAGTCGGGCATACGTCTATACGTTTTTTAATGAGTGGCAAGAAGAGTCTCAACCCTCGTTGCCGGTTACGGTAGACGTAAGTTACCTGGATGACGTTGAGCTTTCAGTCAACCTGAACAATATTTCCTCGTTGTTTGCAGGACACGTTAAATACGACCATATCCAATTTTATTGCGCCGGATCCAGCGGTGATTATCTTGGGATCTATACAGCGCCTGTAACTGCCTCAAATGCATTGAGCGTTACGGATTTGTATCAGTCGATCCTATGGCGAGAACCCGATGCGGAATGACTTGCGTATTGGACTGCGCAATATGCGGCAGGGATGTCGTTATCAGATATTGCCGCTGCGTTTTATCAGTCTCGGGAATACCAGAACCAAGAAAGCTATGTTGCCGTTGAAGACGTTTACAGAAATCTTCTGAACAGACAACCTGAGGATTCCGGATTTAGCTATTGGCGAAATGCCTTTGAAAACGGGGCGTCTTTGCAAAGTGTTATTTGGGCGATTCTTAATTCGTCCGAGTATCTGGCATTGCACCCAACCGATGAGGGCGCAGCCTCCAACGTGAACTGGTGGTATCAAAAGTTCTTAGGGAGGAATTCTGATGCCAATGCTTATTGGCCGCCGCGCATTGCCGCTGATCGGCAAGCTTTGGCAGGGATGTTGCAGCTCATTTTGACCAGTGCTGAATATCGAACGCGGGAGGCAACTTCACGGGTAACAGCATTGCTGACGGTGGTTCTACATCGTGCGCCTAGCGCTTCTGAAGTGTCTTCTGCTTTATCCGCCTATAACAATGGCCAGTCGTTTAATTCGTTGTCGTATCAATACGCGTCAACCACCACCAATGACTATAAGGATGAGGGCTCAAGAACGGGTACGGCGCTGATGTCATTGGAATGGGCAAAACCGCACCCCGATCTAACCATGTTGACGGTATTGCCCAATGGGGTATTTGCCGCATTCAAGGGGCGAGAGGTTCACTTGAGCGAACCATTCATGCCTTATGCCTGGCCAACAAAATACATACAGACACTGGAACGAGATCCTATTGGCTCTATGTCGTTCAATGGTCAATTGCTGGTGACAACAACCAGTAACCCGATTGTCATTTCAGGGGCGCACCCAGGCGGGATGACGCAACAAAAGATTGGCTCAGTGGAGGCTGGGGTGTCTGAATACGGCATGACGGTCGTATCTGGCATGCCAGTTTATGCATCAAAAGACGGGATCGTCACGATTTCTGGGATGGCAGGTTCTCTGGATTTGTCGCACAAGTTCTGGACAAGTGAGAAGTGGCGAGAAAAATATGGCAGCCGTTTGTCTTCGATCAAACTAATTTCCCACGACGGTAAATTGGTTGGCCTGTTTGATAGCGGCGATGGTTTTATCGTTCATTACGGCGCTGGTAAACCACACTTGGTGGAGTTTAGTCAGACGGGTGGCTATCCGTTTACGGTGCCTGGCCGAGAGATTGTCTATTTGGCCAACGCGAGCGGGATCAAAGAACTATTTTATTACGATCCCAGTGCAACACCGCTGACCTATACCTGGTGGTCTAAAGAGTTTGAATTGCCGCGGTATGACTCATTTTCTGCGGCAAAGATTGTGTCCAAAGGTAATGTCCAACTAACCTTTTATGGGGATTCAACACCGTTTTATACCCACACGGTAAATACGGCAAACCTAACAAATACAACCATCCGGCTACCAGATACTGCTAAATACTACCGTCTCAGCATCAAAGTAGTAGGCACAGGAACGGTTCAAGAAATCCGAGCAGGTAATTCGATGCGGGAGATGACCCGTGGATAAAAAAGTACCTGCTGTACCATCGCTGGCCGGCATCCAGGATCTGGCTGTAAGAGACGCTTTGCAAACCTTGATTGATGGGTGGTCGGTCAGAAACGGGCATGGACGCGACCAGGGCGCGCAGTTTGTGACTCGGGACTCTATTGAGAATTTTTTATCCAAAGGGCAATGGGGAAGCAATATTGTTTCCGGTGGCGTTAATGGCTTAGGCGCGCCAGCAAAACTGGTGGGGACAAACGGCATTACGGGGTATTTTCAGAATATTGTTTCTGGAATCATTGACGATATTAAAAAATCAGCGCTTTGGAAGGATTTAAGCAAGCGCATTGACGCAGCGGATGCAACCGCCACCAGCGCCGGCCTGCTGGGCCAAGAAGCTTTGTTAGTCGTCACTGAGGCCGATGGCACCATTAAAGGTGCGTGGACAGTTAAGTTTGATGCAGATGGTTATGTCGTTGGTGCGGGACTTGGGATTGAAGGCAAAGACGGGAGTTACACATCACAATTCTTGGTTAGAGCGGACCGGTTTGCACTTGGCTCGCCTTCAACGGAAGATCTATTTCCATTTATTGTGGATTCTCATAATGGCCAGTCGGTCATTGCGCTAAATGGGCAGGTTTACATTGGGGCAACACCAGCGTCTGAGTTAGGGGCTTATACCAGTTACGTATTTAAGGAGTCGGCTACGCAGCCGGCAACGCCAACGGATACAACGCCGATTCCTGCAGGTTGGTTGGATTCGCCAAGCGGCACCCATACAAACCCGATCTGGATGTCTAAGGCTACGATTACAGCCTCAACCGGACTTGCTGGCACGTGGTCTGCGCCGGTTAAGGTAACTGGGCAGGATGGATCCGCAGGTAAATACACTGCCTATCAGTATGCTAAAAACACCAGCTTAACCACACAACCTACAACAGGTTGGCAAAGCACGCCTTATACATTAGCAACCGGCGAATACCAGTGGATGCGCACGGGACAAGTTATTCCGCCAGCGACTGAACCGGTGGCATGGGGTGCGGCGTATCGAGTTACCGGCGAAAAGGGGGCCGATGGAGAGAGCATCCAAGGAGATCCAGGAGACCCTGGAACACGCGGCTCTGTTACAGCCTACGCCACGGGGACATCTTGGTTGGATCTAACGGCTGAAGCAGCGATTGCAACCGTGACCGGGACAAGTTACCTTGTAGTGGGTGACACGGTAATTATCTCTAATAGCAGCACCAAATTTGCCAAAACAAAATATTGGTCTGGAACGTCATGGGTCGATCCAGGCGTTGTGATCGACGGAAATTTACTGGTTTCAGGGTCGCTTTCTGCCGGCAAAATTTATGGCGGCACGTTGACTGGCGTGGCAATCGACATCACAAACGTGATGAATACCGGAACCTCATGGCTGGCTGTTACTAACCTACGTTCAAACTCTGTTCGTGCCGGCAACAGCAACACAACGCCGATCACATCGCCTGTCGAGACAAGCGCCAACACACGGCTGGTGGTGGACGGAAAGGCGTCGTTTGGAAACAGCATCATCGTCAACGGGACAACCTTGCCGTTTACGGGCGCTCACAGAAGCGCCACGTCCCTGTCAACCGAGTACCAGCAGGGCGAAATCATTGTAGATGGCACCCTGTACGATGCCGGTGACATCTCAAATACGATTTACGCGGCAGAGAAGTCATACTTCGCCAACCAGAAGGGCGTCATCGGCGTGTTCGTTGAGGATTATTTCGAGCAGTTCGAAGACATCGAAAAAAACATCACGGTCATTAACCCACTCAAAGACGGAAACAAATATATCGTTGTTAACGCTCTCGGTGAAGGGAAAGTCCTTGTCTGCGGCGAAGGCGGCAATATTGAGCGCGGCGATCTGATCGTTACATCGTCAATACCAGGCAAGGGGATGAAGCAGGCTGATGATGTGATCCGCAGTTATACCGTAGCCAAGGCACGGGAAGCGGTAACTTTTGCCAGTCCAGACGAGGTGAAATTGGTTGCCTGCATCTATCTGTGCGGCTGAATCGAATAGCCACTGTGACCGTACTCTGCGTCATATTAACGGAGAGCAATTGTGCGCGTTGAACAAGTCCATCCAAATCACATTGTGTCGATCTGGCCTAAAGTCGAGCCTTTCTTATCGAGGGCTTTAGCGCGTGGTCAACACGAATACACGGCAGAGCAACTCAAAGTCATATTGATTTGCGGTGGCCAGACGTTGCTTGTTGCCTATAGCGATTTGGGCATCAGCGGCGCTGCAACGATTGAAACGTGCCGATTCCCTAATGCAACGGTTGCCTTTGTCACTGCAATCGGGGGGCGCGGGATTGCGACTCAAGAAGCGTTTTCCCAGCTTAAAGAATGGTGCAAAAAGTGTGGGCATACCGCCATCCGTGGCGCGGCTTTCCCTTCGGTAGCCCGATTGTGGGAACAGTTTGGCTCTAAAGAGATCTATAGAACTGTGGAGATTGGGTTATGAGGTACAACCATTTTGATATGTTGCCGGAACGCGCTTTTCAGCGTGTTGGTGGCCGAATGACTCTTGAGGGCGGTTCTGGCGGTGGTGGCAGCCAAGCCTATTACGGGAATATGGATCAGCTGTATGGCGTTCAGGCACAAGCCGCGCAATACATGCTGGACAATTCCATGCCTTATATCCCGGAATATTTGTCCAATAGTAACCAAATGGTCAATGAGGCAATGAACGGTTCGCTGGATAAGCGATTACGTGGGATTGCCGAACAAGATGCGCTGACATCTGCGGCGCAGGCCACTGAAGCCAATAATCAGAACCTGGCACGTTACGGCGTCAATCCCAATTCAGGAGCGTTTGTTGATGCCGGACTTAAAACATCGGTGATGAATGCGGCAAATACAACAGCTGCAAAAAACCGGGTTGGCGAGTTTGTAGAAGGTCAGAAGTGGAACCGAAATGCCGGCGCGTTAGGGCAAGTCACTGGTATGGGTATGGGATCAATGGAATCCCTGGGAGGAACGGCGCGTGGTTATGGCGCTGCGGGAAACTCAATGATGGGCAATGAATCGCTGAACGCGGCCGGTTACGGCAAGTTTGGCGCGGCCGTGGCGTCAAACGCCTTCAAAGACGGTGGCAAAGTCGATAAGACCAACAAACCGGGATTGCACCTCGCCGCTGGCGGCACGTCGAGCAACCCCTGGGCCTCTTGGAAAAACAACAACCCGATTCAAACAACGAACCAAAACAATAACGGTGGCGGCACAGGTGACGCTTTAGGGGCGGTGGCTTTGGGCGCAGCGCCAATCGTTCTGGGCAAAGGCATGAAAGCCGGTTTGTCGGCTGTTAAGGGTGCAATGACGCCGGCTTCGCCAGCGGCGGCAACGCCAACCGCATCCACCGGATCTGGATTAACGACGGGCACAGCTAGCGTGGAAACCGGTGGCGCGATGGCTAATGGCACAGAGGGTCTTGCTGCCGCCAAGGGGGCAGCAGATGGTTCGGCTGCGGTTGCCGGAGCGGATGCTGCAACGGCAACGACTGCGGCGACGACGGGCGCTGAAACTGCTGCACTGACGGGAACCTTAGAAGGCGCAGCGGCAACGGGCGCTGTGATTGACGCTGGAGCCGGGGGCGGTGCCGCTTTGGGTGCGCTGGCTGCTGATGGCGCTGCTGCTGGCGGTGCCGCGGCGGCCGGTGAACTTACAGCGGCAGCGGGTGCGTCGGCAACGATGGGGCCTGTTGGTTGGGTGGCCGCCGGGGCTCTGGCGCTGGGGGCTTATGGCGCGTCGCGGGGCTGGTTTAAGTTTGCGGATGGCGGCGACGTGAACCGCAAGGACTTTACGCCGGGTGGCGATGTGTCCGGCCCGGGTACGGCTACCAGTGACGCTATTCCGGCATGGCTGTCGGATGGCGAGCACGTTAATAATGCCACCGCCGTTCAACTGGCTGGATTAGACACCCTAGAAACAATTAACAATGCTGGGCTGAGCGTGCGTGAAGGTAAGCAAAGCACCGAATCTGCCAAGGCCAAGATCGGCAAGGCAATGATTGAGCGCGGCAAAGAGCTGACTGCCGGTTTGCATTTAGCCAAAGGCGGCAAGGTCGGTTGCAAGATGGCTAGCGGCGGCAACGTTGGTATTGCTTTGGGCGCGGCCGCCGACGAATGGAACAAGCAGCGCGTGCTGGGTATGGAGCAGGCGTTGACGGATCTGCAGGTGAAGAAGGCGCGTCCGCAACTGGCGTTGCAAGACGCTCAAATCGCCGCCGGAGACGCCCAGTTCAAACTGTCAGAGGCGACAAGCAAGGCGGGTCTTGGCATGGTTAGTGACCAGGCTAACAACCAGCGCATGCAGCAAAATCTAACGGGCATTAGCCTTGCTCAAAAATTGCTTGGAAGCGGCATCAGCAAGGTTATGGGCGGCGACGTGGTTGGCGGCATCGCCGACATGAACAAGGCCGCACCAGAAGGCGCTCCAACGATTCTTAGCCTTTCGCCAGCGAAAGACAATGCTGGCATCAACGCCTTGATGTCAGATAACTCAACTCAGTTCATCCCGACGGCCATTGCGCAATCAGCGATGGCTGCCGTAAATCCTAAAACATACGAGTCGAAGCACGACAACGCCGGGAACTTTTACTCGTTTGATCCGTCCAAGGGCACGCACAAGCTGGACGTTAAAGGCGACCCGTCAAATATTAAACAGCACCTGCCAAAGGAAATGTTGATTGCGCAGGATTTGGTTGATTCTGGCAAGGCAAAGGATCGTGCCGATGCTTATACCCAAATGGGATTCAAGAAGGGGATGAGTAAACAACAGTTTATTTTGGATTATGCGTCAAAGAACGGCGGCATGGGCGGTGACCCAAAAGCATTAGCCAAACAAGCGGGCGACTTGTATGACGATGTTTATGGTCAGTCGTCAACGCCAGCCAGTAATGCTACAGGGAAGTCTGGAAAAAACTGGCAGGAGTGGGCAGCCCCCGCGCAATAATCGAATAGGCGTCAGCAGCAGAGAATGGCCGGAGCTACCCCTCCGGCCTTCCTTTTTGAAAAGACGCCTTATGGACACGAATAAGAATCCGTTTGCCTTCCTGAATAATGCTGCTGGTGCTGACCAGACGATCAATACAAAGGGAGGCGGCGAGTTTGACTTCCTCCAGGCGCGACCCCAGCCCGTGTCAATGACCGGTGTCGGGTCAGGCAACCTGGACGCGCTTGCCAAGGCGGAAGGGGCGGAGCACCTGTTGCCGGTGATCAATGCGATTTACGGGCAAGAATCCGGCGCTGGCGCTAACAGTAAGACCAGCACAGACGGCGCACGCGGCGGCATGCAGGTGATGCCGGATACCTTCCGGCGTTTTGCGAAACAAGGGGAATCGATTGATAACCCCGATGACAATATGCGCGTGGGCATGCGCATCATCAAGTCGCTGGGGGACAAGTTCGGCAACGATCCGGCCAAGATTGCCACGGGCTATTTTTCTGGCGAAGGCAATGTGAATGCCGGATCGGGATCCGCATGGAAGAACGACCACAAAGACGGCAATGGAAAGCGTGTCTCTGGTTATGTGTCCGATGTTTTAGGCCGTCTTTCGCCGATCAAAGAGGCCAAAGCGGAAGAAAGCCTACCGGATTTGAGCCAGTTTCCGAAATGGAGCGAGATTTCAACGTCAGAACGCTATCTTTCTCTTTCGGATACTGAGAAAGCCAAGCTCAAAGGCGATTATTTTGACGATGTGCTTGCGCCGCACGCCGGGGCGGGGGCTGCCAAAGCCCGCGAGCAGTTCATGGTGCAGCGGGATGCCCCACCGAGCTTTGATGAAAAGCTGAGTGCCAAGATGGCAGGGATTGTGCCAGCCGTTCAAGACCTGTTGGGCGTCGGTGGCAAGAAGGGCGCCGGCAGTGTGATGGATGGCTACACGCCAGGCGCGGAACCTACAAGCGGTGCCAACCTGCAAGATGCGATGCAGTCTAGTAAGACGCTGCAAAATGTGGATGGCAGCGTAGAGAATCGACGTGCTCGCCTAATTACCCAAGGGGAAGCACCTGAATTTGCGGATCGCGCCGCCCGTGAGGCGGCTGCTGCTGGCGTTGCTCCCGGTGCTGAAATTGCTTTCATGCAGAAGCAGTTCGGCACGGTCGGCAAATCGGGGTACGACTTCGATACAAAGGAGCTGTTTAACAAGCAGGCCGGAGTCAATAATCCGCTGGTGCGCGGTATTGCCAAGGCGGGGCTGGGCACCACGAAGGCGTTATCTGGCTACACCCAGTTTATGGGTGATGTGCTGGGCATTGAGGGCATGCAAGCGGCTGGTACGAATGCCGGTCAATGGGCGCGTGGCAAAGAGGAAGCCATTGGCGAGAAGGGCAATTTCCTAGAACGCAACCTGGAAGGCGCGATTAACTCGATTGGCCAACAGTTGCCGCTGATGATTGCCGGTGTCAGCCTTGAAACACAGGCGCTGCCTTTGGCCGGTATGGCGATGCAAACGTTTGG